AACGAGGCGTAAAGTTGTGTGAGCAAAAGTTAGGTTTAACCGCTGACCTAGAACCATGTGGATTTTTTGATAAACGTGTGTGGTTTCGCGGGATAGCTGACCTAGTAATCATAGACGTGTTGACAGGTGTTGCATGGGTTATTGATTACAAAACAGGCAGATCGTCAAAGTATGCTGACAAAGGGCAGCTTGAGTTGATGGCTTTAATTATATTTAAACACTACCCACAAATAACAAGAGTGAAGGCAGGACTTCTTTTTGTCATAGCCAAAGGTTTGATAAAAGCTGAGTATGAAATTGACTCAGAACCAAATCTTTGGGAGAAATGGTTAGGAATATATGGTAAGATGCAAAAAGCATTTGAGTCGGATGTATGGAATCCACGCCCGTCTGGGTTGTGCAAACGTCATTGTCCAGTGCTTGAATGCGCTCACAATGGGAGAAACTAATGCCATACACTAAGACAAAGCGTCCTTACAAGAAAGAATACAAACAACAGAAAGCCAGAGGCGAGCATGAAGATCGCATGGAACGCCAACGTGCCAGACGTAAGATGGATAAGAAAGGTGTAGATAAAAATAAAAACGGCAAAGCCGATAAACGAGAAGGCAAGGACATTGCCCACAAGAAACCGCTAAGTAAAGGCGGAAAGAATAAAGACGGTGTAAAAGTACAAAGCCGCAAGAAAAATCGTGCAGCAGGTGGAGCTATGAGTAAGCCACCTAAGAAGAAGCGGTAGTGTTTCACTACCACGGAGAACAACATGAAGATAATTAGGGATAAGGCAATACTGCTGAAAGTCCGTAATCCTAAACAGATCACGACTGTAATCCCAAAGAGCAAGGAGTTGTCAATGAATGAAGTCGTTGTAAATTGGGGACTTGACGAAGCCCACACCCTACGTGGGTTAAATATAAACGTGCCGTCACCTATCACTAAACGTTATTCCTGGCCTGGACAGTATAAGCCGTTCGATCATCAAAAGACTACAGCATCGTTTATGACGATGAACAAAAAGTCCTTTTGTTTCAACGAACAAGGCACAGGCAAGACCGCCTCTGCTATCTGGGCGGCTGACTATCTTATGACGCAAGGCAAAGTAAATCGTGTGCTAGTGATATGCCCCTTGTCGATTATGGATAGTGCATGGCGTAATGATTTGTTTTCTTTTGCGATGCACAGGAGTGTAGATGTTGCCCATGGCAGCAAGGATAAGCGCAAGAAAATTATAAACAGTGGGGCTGATTTTGTAATTATAAACTACGATGGCGTAGAGGTTGTCAAAGACGAGATAGCAAACGGTGGGTTTGATTTGTTTATTGTGGACGAAGCTACGCATTACAAAAATGCACAAACAAAGCGATGGAAAACACTAAACAAACTGATCGGCGATAACGATTGGTTGTGGATGATGACAGGTACGCCTGCTGCACAAAGTCCAGTAGACGCCTACGGTCTGGCTAAATTAGTGAACCCTCTGTCTGTACCAAGATTCTTTGGGTCATGGCGTGACATGGTTATGTGGAAAGTCACTCAGTTTACATGGAAGCCTAAAGACACAGCAAAGGATACAGTCTTCCGAGCGTTGCAACCTGCAATCCGTTTTACAAAGGACGAATGTCTTGACTTACCAGACATGGTGTACACCAAACGGTTTGTAGAGATGACGAAGCAACAACAGCAATACTATGAAATGCTGCGTAAAAGGATGGTTATGCAGGTGGCAGGAGAAGATGTTACAGCCGCCAATGCTGCGATTAATCTGAATAAGCTCCTACAGATAAGTGCAGGTGCAGTGTACACCGATGATGGCGATACGGTGCAGTTCGATATAAAGAATCGATATCAAGCGTTGAAAGAAGTAATAGATGAAAGCAGTCAAAAGGTTTTGGTGTTTGTGCCTTTTAGACACGCTATTGATCTACTTACTGAGAAGCTTGCCAGGGACGGCGTAACGTCGGAGATCATACGAGGAGATGTTTCTGCGAGTAGACGTACTGACATCTTTGCCCGCTTCCAACACGATCCAGATCCCAAAGTGTTAGTCATACAGCCACAAGCAGCAGCGCATGGAGTCACGTTGACAGCAGCGAACACTGTTGTGTGGTGGGGACCGACATCGTCGCTAGAAACATACGCACAAGCAAACGCACGTGTTCATCGCTCTGGGCAGAAGCATAAATGCACTGTGATACAGTTGGCAGGATCGGCTGCGGAAAAACGTATTTACCGTATGTTAGATGCTCGTATCAATATACATACAGAAATGATAAATTTATACAAAGAAATACTTGACTAAGTAGTATAAGTTATTATATGTCAGATATATAAATATATAATGGAGAACACAAATGGCGGTATCAGTCGAAGGGCTTACAAAAGCCTACATCAAAATACGTGATAAGCGTTCGGAGTTGTCTGCCAAATTCAAAGAAGAAGATGGTGATCTTGCTGAAAAGCAAGATAAGATTAAACGTGCCTTGCTAAAATACTGTAAAGAACAGGGCGTGGACAGTGTAAGAACTCCTGCGGGATTATTCTATCGCACTGTCAAACAACGTTACTGGACAAGCGATTGGGATTCTATGCACTCTTTTATTATGGAGCATCAAGTCCCTGAGTTTTTCGAGAAGCGTTTAAATCAAACCAATGTACGACAGTTTATAGAAGAGAATCCTGATTCGGTTCCCGCAGGTCTCAACGTAGACTCGGAGTACGTCATCTCTGTGAGGAAAAAATGAACGAAGATACACCATATGTTAACATTAATAAGGTTGCAGACTACTTCCAAGTATCTGTGTCAACCGTCCGTAAATGGATAAACAACGATTATATACCTGATAGCACATACATAAAAATCGGTGAGGTCTATAGGTTTAGACTGGATGATGTGGAGTCTGCGCTGTCAGAAGCAAGCAAGACAGGAATGGCTGAGTAATGTCCGATATGGCATCTACTAATAACACTGTGCATCAGATAACCTTGGGTGGTAAACGTTTTAGCAAGTCTGTAGACGGTGAACGCATTGGTGCTGTTGATAGTCCAATGAACGTAATAATAGTAAATGCCGCAAAGTTGGCTCGTACCTATTATAAAGATGAGTACGATCCAAACAGTCCATCTGCCCCAACATGTTGGTCGCCAGATACGCAAGTCCCATCCGTTGATGTGCCGACAAACCAAAAACAGTCTGCTCGATGTATGGATTGTCAGCAGAACATCAAAGGATCAAGTGATGGCGGTGGTCGCGCTTGTAGGTTTTCTCAACGCCTAGCTATCCTTCTGGAAGGGCAGATGGACACCGTTTATCAAATACGAATCCCTGCTACCTCTATTTTTGGCAACGCCAAGGATGGCAACATGGGCATGCAGGCATACGCTAAATATCTTCATAAGCACAAGACGCCATCGATAGCTGTGGTGACACAGATGCGCTTTGATGATAGAACTGATTCACCCAAATTGTTTTTCAAAGCCGTTCGTGCACTTGAAGAACAAGAGCTTCAGATAGCTTTGAAGCAGAAGAGCAGCCATGCGGCAAGCATTGCTGCGCTACAAACCGTAGCGATCCCAAGAGAGGACGCTATAAATAAGTCTCCGTTTACGGCAGTAGACGGGTTTGAGTATAACAAAGGAGAAAACTAATGGCAGAAGCCAAACCTATGCACTTAATTAAAAACGTTACAGCTATGTATCCGCGTCTGGATCAGACTTATAGATACGACAGAAATATTCCGCCAAGGGGTAAAACTGTGCCTTGTGGTCCGACAGAAGAAAATGCGAAGTATGAAATGGACTTTCGTATGACTGAGGCACAAGCAAAAGAGCTGTATAAAGCCATGGTAGCCGCATATAAAGAACAGGCGGCTTCTGATTGGCCTGCTATGCCCAAGCACACAGACGTGTTTGAGGTAGATATGGACGGTGGTTACATCGGTTCTGTACAGTTAAAAGGTCAGTATAAAGGCAAGGTAACAGAACCACCTTTGCATGTAGACGCAAAGAACAGGAAGTTACCGTCATCGTTTAAGCTTACTCATGGCAGCACTATAAACATAGGAGTTACTCTTGTGCCTTATAGTATGAGTTCACACGGAGTATCGCTAAGAGTGAAAGCCGTGCAAGTACTGGAACTTGCTGAGAAGAAACAATATTCACCGTTTGAAGCACAAGACGGTTTCTCTGTAGAAGAAGATGATGCTTCAGCCGTGTTTGAAGATGTAATCGATTCTGCACCTGTTGAAGCAGATGAGATTCCCGAACCGAAGAAGGTCGCCAAAAAGAAAGAGGTAGCTGCTCCC